TAGTAGTCTGTGATGTTAAATTATCTATTGCTTCTTCAATTGTCGCTGCCATATGATTCTAAAATATATTTTGCTAGTATCTTTTGTGTTTGTATTAAATTTGATGCCTGATTAACTTGATAATATAATGGCGTACCTATTGGCAGGCTATTACCTTTTCCATCAAAATATGATCCATTTCCATCAGTTTGCACTAATCGTTGAAATGTAAGAGATACTTCAGATTCTGTTAAATCGAATTCAGGGTTTTGCATTTTATTATTTATGTTATTAATATTATATATCCTATTTTTATATACAAAATATATCATCGGTATATGATAATTGATCCACTCTCTTATATATCCCTGATGTTAATTTAACTCTATGATTTCCTGTTATTTTAATAATAGATCCATCTTCCATTTCTAACTCGAACATTTGATTTCCTTTCGATAAATCATGATATACAAATTCAACTTCTCTATCTTCAATTTCTAAAGTTTTATCATTAGTTGTTTTAACATATTCTCCTGCCTTTATTTCATTTACCTTTTTATAGGAGCCATTGCTCATTTTTATTAGAGTATCGGGATGTATACACTCGTCAACTATTACTGCATCAAATTCTGAAAAGTATGCAGCATCCTTTTTAATTAAAGATTGATAAGTACCTATAATTATATTTTTATTAGGTTTAATATCTTGACCAGCAAATATTTGTTGAATTCTTAGATCTATTTTGTTTTTGTAATTGTAATCGTGAAAATCTTCATGAGCCTGTACTACTAATGAAACGTTAGGAACTATAAATAGTATTTTAGTTGCCTTGTTATGTTCTAGTATATATGCTACTGTTAAAAAACTTATTAGTGTTTTACCAGCTGAAGTTGCAAGTTCAGCTAAACATTTTCTAAACTTTAAAATATTAAAAGCAGCCTCAATCTGGTAATCACGTGGTGTAAATTTTTCAGAGTCTTTAAAGAATTCTAAAGACCATTTTTCAAATACTTCTGGATTAATATTAGGGTCTATTAATCTTTTTATTCCTTCAATTTTAAGTTCAAATCTATACTCCTTGCAAATTGACATGACATATTGCCAGAGTCCGGCAGGAATCCATTTATCATCTTTAATGTATGATACATATCCATCCCATATTCCACGCTTTACTAAAGGGTGAAACCTCCAGCTGTCAATTCTTTTTGTTAGAGATATTTTAATCTGCTCTAACTCTAGTTCAGTAGCATCGTCAATTCTTAAAAATTGATTATCTTCAGTTAATGTTAAAATCAAATCTATTTAAATCTTTTTATAGACGACTAATATCAAGGCGATTCTTTATTGCAAAGCCCATATTATCTAAAGTTTTAATAGATCCTTCAAAGAAACTCTTTTGGATAGTTAATAACTCTAGAATTGTCGTTTCGTCAGAAATATCTGCTTCGATAAATCTTTCTTTCATTTTATCGGTAAGTTTGTAATCGTATGTAAAGTACTCTATCCATTTTTCTTTGTACCTTTTATCGACTACTGCCTTCTGGGATTTAATTCTATTTCCCATAACTGCTAGATGTTCTACCATTATTTGGCGATAGCTTAATGTATATGCACTTACATCCTGTAGATTGTTACCTAATTTTAAATCTTCAGTTAGTTCTTTGATTTTTAAAGTCCAATCTTCTCTCTGTTTGTTTAAATATTCATCTAACTGTTGAATTTTATCTTTAGCCTCTATCATTATATTTTATTTTAAAAAAGTGAGTTTCCTTTATTGTTTTTCTTGATATAGACAGAACTAGTAAACTTGGCTTTAAGTTTTGGCTTTGTCATTGTAAATTCCTTAGAGGAATGAATAACAACATCGGAATTAAAATCGATAATCATTTTAATATTCTTTCTCTTGTTTTTTTCATTTTCGAATTCTTCGAATTCTTCATCGATCATTTGTAAAAATTCTTTTTTTATCATAGGTAATATGCGTCAAGTTTAGAATCTGAAAAGTATTTATCTAAGTCAGACAAACATTTGTTTTGTGTTAACCATGCTGCAATAACTAAATCATTTAGATCACCTATTTGTTTAGGATATTTATCTCTTTCATTTTTATCAATATTTTTAAGGAAATTTTCTAGTTGTAAATCTATTTTAGTTTCTTTAAAGAATCTTTCCCATGTAAATATTTTCTTGCCTCTTTTAAGCTTTTCCATCATTTTACGCTTACCTGTACTATCATTATCAAACATATATCTAATAGTTGGTATTTCATCGAATTCAGTTGTTGATCTTCCTGCTGTTGCAAGTCCTATTGAATTTGAAATAAACATAGCATCAATAGGTCCTTCGAACATTGTTACTTCTCTTTGAAAATCAACAAGCATTACTCCGAATAGTGTTGATAATTTCTTAACACTAACAAGTTCTTCTTCACTCAGGATCATCTCACGTTTAGTCTCTTGATATATCTTTTCTAAATCGTATGTTAAATACCTTGAGTTAGATTGTTTATTAAGTGACCTTGTTTGAAATCCAATAACCTTGTCATTAGGCGCCAAATTTAATACTACAATTCTTTTATCCTTAGGGGAATACATAAATCTATCAAGACGATGTGAAAGCAATCTATTTTTTAAATAAAAGTATGCTGAATCTCCCGGTACTATTTCCTTAAAACCAAACATTTGAGATAATTCAATACGAGTAGGTGATAAATCATATGTTAATTTAAAAATATCATGTTCTAATACTTCAATATCATTGACTTCCATCTTATGTTCTTGGATATAGTCTATGATTTGAATAGAGTCATCTGTATTTTTAAATTTAACATGATGGTCTTTAAGTAATTGATATGCATTTGAGTGAATACCACAATTAAAACAGTGGTATTGCAATGTGTCCCAATATAAATTACCTCTCTTCTTTTTAAGATCTGTGGTAGAGTCACCGCAATGTGGACACGCCATCGTTATTCTACCTGGCATTTCCTTAATCATTTGTTTACTAGAGTCATGATGCGCCTTTGACACTACTTGCTTAAACAAGCTTCTGATTTTTGACTTCAGTTCTTCTGTTATTTTTTGACCTTTCATATGTATTATATACGAAAAAAAGGCCAAGTTTTAAACTTAGCCTTTAATTTTATTAATTATTTATTTAATACTATAGTTCAAGATCATTCAAGAATGAGTCTAAGTCATCTGAAGAATCTACATTGCTTGGAGTTCCTACCATTTCTTTTGGAAATTCAAAATCTCCTCCTTGTTCTGATTTTGCTGGTACTTTTTTAGCGGCCTGTTTTGAAGTAACAGAGTTCATAGAATCACCTGGGTTTAAATAGCTTCTAAGAATACCGTTTACAAAATCAAGCATTTCTCCATCCCATGGCTTATATTCGTAAGGTGTTAAACTAGGTGCAGTATCTAATTCTGCTTTAATAGCGGTCATTGTTGCTGCTTCTCTCTTAGCCGGAGTACCTTTCATATCGATTGAACTAGTACTTGAAGAAAACTTTGACTTATCATAGTTATTGAATTCTCCTTGTCTTGTTATAATTAGTTCAAAGTTTTTTCCTTCAAATAAATCAAAAACTTGAGTTGGCTCACCAAATGCTGGTTTTAACTCTTCATCAATTTTTTCTTTGATCTTGTAACCAAACTTAAATACCTTGTATTGTCCTTCTAATTCTGGACTTTGAGGGTCTTTAATAATTTTTACCAATGCAAAATATTGCTCGCGTCTTTTTAGTTTTTCGCTCATCTTGCGATCAACTGCTGAATCACTTTTACGTAATTTAAAAAATACATCAGCGATTGGGCATTTTTCTCCAATAGTGGATGGTGAATCTACCATCTTGCCATCTCCACTTGCATTAGTTAGCCAGTGTACGTATTTTTTTACCAATGAGTTCCTAGGGTTAGTTGGATTTGGTACAAAGCGAATCATTGCTTTATATGTTCCATCCTTTCCGTCATCGGCTGTTGGTTTAAATAAATCACTTCCTGTTGAAGCTTGCGTTTCATGTGTTTCAACGTCAGCTACTCCTAAGTTAAAAATGTCAAAATTTTCCATGTCTTTAATGTTTGTTAATTTCTTTAATGTTTGTTAATTTCTTTAATTGCTTTGATTTACTAAGCTGTTAATTATATAATAATATTTAATAATGTTTTTTTTTCATATTTAATAGTGAACCTGTTTCGTCTAGATATAGATCTTCTTTAACTAAAAAAAGACCTGTTTTAGACAATAGAATTTCCATATCCTCTTTGGATAGTTTTTCTAAAGTGACTAATTTACTTAACAAAGTATGCAAGTTGAAATGTTCAGTTGTTGTAAATATACTCATTTTCTACATTTTAAATATTAATATACCTGTTATATATCTTATTTATATTTAGTTTCATTAATTACTTCTTTATTTGTTTATTAAGGTACATTAAAACTATTTACAAATATTTTATCATATTACTGAAACATTCCAGTGAACTGTCAATATAACTAAAGTATTTAAGCCTTTGGGTAAGATTAGGTTGCAAGTTTAAAGATATAAAAGCTAAAATTTAGTTAACATTGATAAAAATAAGTTTACCTTATAACAAAAAGAAAGTTACTTATTGTAATACAAAAATCTTGATAAATGATTTAAAAAGTATGCATCTACTAAGTCATCCATTGGTTTTGGTACCTTTGAAACTATTCCAATTGAAGATTTACAGAATGAGAGCAAAGATGAGTCATCTAGACATTCATCTTCTAGATAATTTTCAAGGAATTTAACCCAAAGTTCATCTTTCTTAAGGCGACCTGAACCTGCGTGTTTTTTAATTGATGAAGGAGCAACTGTTAACATATTTATAACATTAAGTCTAGACATCATTTCCATCTTTAGTATCGCGGCCCCTGCTGCCATGTCAATTATATTATTAGTTCCGGAAGATGATCCAAATGATGTACCTTCAAATGCAATTATAAAGGAATCATCATTACCTGTAATTTCTATAATAATGTCAATAATGTCTTTAGCGGTTTGAGTGTGTCTTTGTATTTTAATCATCTCACTCCTAGAATAATCCTCGTTATTCGTCCAATCTGGTTGCTGACGAATTTGTGTGTCTTCAAGTATATTAAGTTCTTCTTGTAGTTTTTGTTCCTTCTTTGTGCCTGTCTTTGGTTTTAAGTATCCAACAAAACTATATTTATTATCTTTAAATATACAAATTCCTGGTGAATTTAAAGAAAAGTCAATTGTTACAAAGTTCATTTATATTGATTTATAGTGATTTACCAAGAGAAGCTCCTAAAGCAGCTCCTACTAGTCTACTTGTTAACATATCATACATAACACCTGACTGGATTCCTAATATTTTAGCAACTGTTTTTCCTATTGTTTTTCCAAGTGCAAAACCAGTAAGTCCACCAAAAATACTTCCTAAAATACCTTCATTAGTAAGTTCATTATTGAATTGATGAACATCATATGTTCCATCTTCTTTTAAATAGGTACTAGCAAATTGTTCTAATGCCGAATCTACTTTAAATTCTAAATCAGAAGTCCATTCCGATTGTAAAGATTCATTTAAAGTTAAAAGATCTGATTCAGAAGTATTCTGTTCTTTCATGTAATCTACAAATGTTTTCATATTTTATATATATGTTTTTTAATCTATTTCTAATACTAAATTGAACTTATTATAAAAAAAGTTCAATTCAAATGTTGTAAATTCTGCAATATTAGAACTCATATTTAAATCTAACTCAGAAATTTCATGAAGTATTGGCTTTTCAAACACAATACTAATTACATGAATTCCCTGTGCATCCATTATTTGTAATTTAATATCATTTAAAAATGGGTTTTTAACACCCTTTGAATAATAATACAATAACGTGTCTTGCATTATCCAATAGTTTATATAACCATCTAACAACTGCATTGTAATCGAAAATTGACGCTGTATTGTATTTTGTATTGGAATAGAACCTCTATGATATGTTATCGTTCCATCATTTTGTGATGTTGATATTGGATCAAAACTAATTCCAGGAATAGCACATCCTTGTATAGAATAGTTAATAAAATCAATAGGCTCTGTTATTAAGTTACCTGGAATTCTATTTAAATATTTTTTATACTTATCAGCAACCTCCTTTGGAATAAAAGTCCTGGGAAATCTTATATTAAATAAATTATTTCTACTGTTTATTATCATTATATTATGTTAACATTTCCGAAATATAGAAGTGATTCCGTATTTCCATTTTTAATATTTATATAAAACATATCTTTGTTTTGATTTGTATCAGTCTGATCAAATCTAACAACTATAGCCTTTGAAACTTTAAAAAATATCTCACCGGCTCCCATGTCTATTCCTGGAAAAGAAGGATCATGTGATATTCTTTCTTCGATTTTTCCACTCTTAATAATTAAAATCATATCTTCAGCATTAACTAAACTTATTGATTTGTAATTATCTCCATCAGGTTGTACTATTTTAAATTTTATAAAGTTATCAGATACTTTTGATATATTTATTATTGCAACTCCCTCTGGTTCATATACGAAATTAGATGTTGAGTTTACAATAGCGCCATCAACTGTTACCTTAGTGCTTGCTCCTAATATTCCATACGTATCCAATGCAACCGGAACATATTTAGTTTCACCGATAGCAGGTCTAATCGAGTTAATAAATTGATTTAATTCCCTATTAACTGATGTGTTTGGTAACTTATTATATACTATTGTTGGAGAAAAACTAGAGTTTAAGTTTAACTTTAATAGTTTTTTTCCATATTTTTTAGGCTGATTATATATTAACGATGCTACTTTAACTATTTGTGTATTATCGGTTTCATTATAAACCCGCATATTAACCGTAATTAAAAAATTACTTGATATGGAAGAGTTCATAATAACAGGTCTAAATATAATAGGCTCATCAAACTGACTTGTTTGTGTGAATGTATTATTAAATGTGTTAATATAATTAAGTCCTAATTGTTCGCTCACTTGTACCTCATAAAAAACAAGTATGTCATCACTTGAATTTCTAATTCTTCCATTAATATATCCTTCGAATCCAGTAAGAGATCCATCTTTCGTTCCATATATTTTAAAGTAGTCTCCGTCTGTTGCATGTTCTATATTAACCGAAAGATCTACAAATTCATCTTCCTGTGAAAGAACTATAGATTTTCCAGTATCTAAGTTAATGTATTGATATCCATTATCTTCAAATAGTGATTTAATTAGTTTAAAATCAAATTCATAATTAATAGAGCTATTAATGGCATCAATAGTTCCTGTCGCTCCAAAAAAACTTTCTTGAAAATCAAGGTTTAAAGAATACATATCAACTAAAGAAGGAACTTTAATTTCGATATACTTAGAGTATGATGATTCTCCTAAAATAAATGGATTTGGATTTTGTATTTCAAAATTTGAAAAATTTAAATAAACAGTTGAATTAAAATAGTTGTAGATTCCAGAGCTTCTTTTAATCTTTGTTTGAAATAAAAATCCATCATATCCTCTTGCACTAAATGAATAACCTGTTCTTAAATGTAACTTAATAGTATCATATATTACGGATTCAACATCGCCAACTGGTACCACATTTAAATTAGAAGAAGATGTTCCGTTCCATTCGGGTGAATCTAAATAATTAAGTGAATTAGTTAAAAGAGCTAATGTATTTTCAACACCAGTTGGAACTGCATAATATCTTCCTACCTCGCCAGGTGCTGTTTTAATATCGTTTCCTGTTTGTGCTTCCGGAACTGAAAAAAGAGAATTAGCATTGTTAGAAACTTCTATATTTCCACCAATTGATGAATTATCTGATAAATCAACATAATTGTACTTGTATTTTCCATTAGTGGTTGGAGTGTATACATATGTAAATCCTATAAGGTATCCGTTTCCGTTTGGAATATTAAATCCCTGTATATTATTTATTGATGCATCACTTAAATTGAATTTATATGTTTTTCCATTTCTTAAAAGAAGTTGACGTGATGCAAAGCTATTAATAACTACATAACCACTCGCAATTTTAACATCAAATTCAACAACATCTGCACCTAATTCATGAATTAAAAATCTAGAAGCACTTCCATCACCGTCAACTGTATCTAAATACTTTAATTGACTTCCGTTGTTGTCATTTTCTATCCTAGCCAATACTGAATTCGATTGATCGTTATATATAAATTCCAGTAAAATGTCTTCGTCTATTTTAAGGAATCTTGATGATTTTGCCATTTCTTTATATTTTTATTAAAATCTAAGCCACTTCGGAGACCACTGTATGCCTATATTAATAGAAGGACCTACTGTTATTATTTGATCCGTATTTAGGTTTAATCCATATCCGATACCCACTCCTAGTGACCAATGTTTTACTCTTTCTTTGTTATTAAGTTTATCGTTTACTAAATTAATATTTTCTATATTTGTAAACTCTAATCCAGGATAAGGCGTTGTTATTTTTAATGAATTAACACCCTTTTCATTAACTATTGCTGCTTTTAATTCTATTCCTTGGCTAAAATTAAACTTACTAGAAGTTAATGAAATTTCATTTATAGATTTATTTCTTAAAAGATTCACAGATCCATCAAAACGTCTCCAATTGTATTTATCCCAGTTTTTTTCGTCAGCAAATGTTATAACATATGTTGAATCACTTATAATCGCAATAGCACCACTGGAATTAATGATAGAATCCTTAATTCTGATTTCAGCTCTTAATAGAGAATTAATATTTCTAATATCTTTAGTTAAATTAAGAGCACGTTGATAATCTGCAACCGCCTTTTTCGTTTTGTTAGATAAAGAATTAACGTCATACATATATGAAAGTTTAGAAGATACTAATTCTCCTTTTTTGTTTCTTTCGTTTTTTATAGTATCTTGACTTGCTTTATAATTATTTAGGGCTCTATCTGCAACAACTTTCGTTAATTCTAATTCATTTTTAAGATCAGATGTTGTGTTACATTGTCTTAAAAACAATAAAGTAAATAAAATAACTCCAATGAACACTAGAGTATTTTTATTTGTAGGTATGTATTTTTTATAATCTATCATGATTTATATATTTAAATTATTTTTAATGATTAACTGCATATCATGTAATCTGGAGGATTAATTGCTGTAATTGCAATATACTCTCTGTATTGTGGTTCACATTGTCCCTGTCCACAATCCACGTTGTCTGATGATAGGTTACTATATTGTACTGACGTGCTTCCTGCTGGAATAGTTAACGTAACATAATCGGTACTCGACGCTGAACAACTGGCCTCAGCTATTTCAATCGTGATATCTACATTTTCATTAGTGATGGCTGACAATTGTAACGTTAAAGTACTATATGACGCATTTGTTGAATTTCCAAGACATTCTCCTATGAAATTAGTTGTATCTAAACTTTCAGTAACACATGGGATTTCAATAGGGCCTCCTATTGCATTATATTCGAATTGACTTCCCGTGGGTGTGCCAACTGGAACTGTTATTGTTATATTTTTAGTAAGTGTTTTGTTTGAATTAGATAATGATTGGCTATTCACTGTAAATGTAGAACCAGGTGGAACAGTTGATCCTGACATATCAACATCACCTACACTGTAAAATCTGTATCCACTAGCGGCGTCTACTATTATGTTAAACGTATATCCAGTTTGAGAATCATATATTATATTTTCATCCTGTACTGGTGTTAATGTTGAATTAGTTGGATTAGAATTTCTATGCAATATTAAATTAATATTTGGAACTGGCAGTAAAATACTAGATGTATCAACACTTAATGGAATAATAGTCTGATCTTCAGGTTGAGAGCTAACATATATTGCCAAGTTCAACACACTAGGATATGTACCATTACCTAAAGTTTCAACGACATCTGAAACATATGAAGGAAACCCTATTACAGGTACAGATGACCAGTAATATCCAGAAGGTGCATTAACAATAGCACTTATCTGGTATGATGAACCCTGTTGGTTACTCGTAGAAGCTATATTCTGTGGATTAGGGCTTATGTTACCTGCTGAAGAATTAGTATCTGTCAATCTAAATGTTGTGTTGGAAATAGGAGCCTGCCCATCTCCGGCTGACATCCAGTATAAATCAACCTCATCTAAATATATGATCTGAGGAAGTCTTTTTATTTTATATATAGTACCACCTTGTACTATTCCTACTAAATCATCACTAGTACTAATAACTGAATTGACATTGTAAATCCCATTACTATATGTTTGATCCTCGTTAGCCACCATTGTAGTATCTGCACCTCCTACTAAATGCACAAATGTGTTTGTGCTAAATGAATATCCTTGACTGTTTGGATCATTCGACATCGAATTATCTTCTATACTGTAACTAAATGAATTTAAATCTGGAACAATGTGACTTTCCGTATCTCCGATCCATTGTTGTCCATTACATAGATACCATCCTTTATACTTACCAATACCTGAACCTACTCTTATTTGAATTGGAAGATCAGGAAACTGTGTCGTATCTATTATTTCATTATTTATAAATTTAGTATTATCACTAAAAATAGAAGGAAGTACTGAAATAATAGTACCGAATGGAACGGTGCCGCCTAGCTCTTTAACACTTTTATATACTATAGTCCCTTCAGAATCAGAGGATACTGCTACTTTATCAGGTGATGCAGGATACTCTGTAGTACCTTCTATAACTAATACATTGTTAAATGTTACCTTTGAATTAAATATAGTATCTGTATTATACTCAGTAATATTTTGTCCTATTTTTAGCAAAATATCACCATTTATATTAGATTTAAATATATGGTCTTCTGCGTATAATATAAATGAAGTATTTTCTATATTTGCATCTTGAGATTTAAACTCCATAGTAAATTCATTCACAGAATTTAAACTATTAAGTTTCATTGTGAAATCAACCCAATGATTCGTGACATCATCACTTGTGAATCTTAAATTAGAAGAAAATTGATTTTTTCTATTTATAATCCATTGATACGGCAGATTTCCATTTGGAAAATTAGGTGTTGAATCATATTGAACATCTCCTGGTAAAAAACCAACGCTTACTATTGGTGGATATGTATTTTCAGGTGAATTAGCAGGTCCATTATATATCGGAACTAAAGTGTCAGTAGTTGGCACAGTAGGATCTCCTTGTATATTTTTCCAAAATACTTCGTTATTATCACCTGAAGGCCCTTGGGTTCCTTGAAATCCTCTATCTCCTTGAAATCCTCTTTTGCCAGTGACACCCTGTGGGCCAAGTTCACCCTTAATTCCCCTTGGACCCTGAGGACCTCCTCCATTTGCAACTAGTTGATCAAAATTATAATTAATTTTGTCTAGTTTAATATTGTCGGCGTCTGCATTACTTACTTGCTTTAGATTTATTATCATTACATGTACTATATTTATATTCTATATATTAATATTATTCCTGTGGGTTTTCCTGATCAGATACACATTCATTAGGAAAATTAATAGTACCATCGAATGCGTTAATTAATGCATTCTTGTTTTCTAAACTACCATTAATCGTGTCATTTAAATAAATTCTTTTAAATGGATAAGCGCTTCCAGGTGCTGGTTGGCTAATTACGCTAACTAGTCCAGGCGTTTCATCTAATATCCTGGCATAATTTATAGGAACATATACTAATAATGAGTTATCATGTACAAATACAAGATCAGCTATTATACTAGTATCGTACTCTACATATGATTCTCTAGACAATCTAAATGCACCACATGCCGACAGAGTATTAGTAACATTATTAAATCCAGTTACTCCATTTCCCACTGATATTGAAATAATAAAATTTTTAATAAAAATAACACCTTCAAACTGACTTCCGTTCCAATATCTTCTTTTTCCATTAAAAGTACTACGATACCATCCCCTGGTAGCGTTTACTGAAGAATTATCGTTATTTCGCAATACAGTGGCGCTTTCAAATAAAACAGTATCTATAAAATAATTTAATCCAGGAAGAGAAGAATAATTGCCATTAATTCCATCAACTCGAGTTGAATATCCTAGAGAAGTAGTTTCATATTGTTCAAAAACACAATATGATGCGCTGGAAAAGGTAAGACTATTAGGATTCCAAAATCGCACAGAGTAATCTGTTAAATCTATATAGTATCCAAGAGGTGCAAAATTTGTTGTTCCGGCATTATATAGATATGTTTCCTGTAATGTTTCATCAAAGGTGCTCCAAGTGTTTGGTTCTCCGTTCCATGTGTATTCAATAGATGAGCTTACTTCGCATATTTCGCCCGAATCATTATTAAAACTATATCCCAACGATATATTATTAGTGACAGGCGGATCTGATACATTGTCAGACACTGACCATATTAAATTATCATTTTCTAAATAAACAATATGAATCATTTTACTAATGTATACATCTGTGTTTGACATTCCATCTTGAAGTCCAAACTCAAAGGTGTCATTTGCTGAAATAGCGTAATCATTACTTTGAAACACATTATCAAAAGAAACATTATATACTCCATTGGATTCAGCCGCTTCTAATGATATATCGTATCCTGCTATGATACTAGAAGTACCGTCTCCTCCTAATACAATCTCGTTTTGATCTCCTTCATTAGAAGATATAGTATATTGAAAAGAATTTAGATTTGGTGTTGAATATGAGTTAACACCATTTTCTATTTTCCATGATAATCCATTGCACAAATACCATCCAGCATATTGTGTATTAGGAATTCCTCTTCCATACCTATTACGCAATACTGGTAATGGATTTCCACTCTGTGATATTACTTCATTAAGATAAAAATTAGATGAGTTAAACTCATTTTCTCTAATTGAAATAATAGATCCTATTGGAAAACTACCAAACAGAGAGTTTTTATCTTTCCATGCAACGGTACCATTTGCATCGCTTGAAACTAATACATCTCCTTCAGTTGCGTTTACATTAAACTGAAACTCAGCGTTTGCCCTTGAGAATTTATCAGGAAATCTACTTAATTCAGCAAAACTTTCACGAATAGTATTACCGATTACTATATTTAAATCACGTATACTATGACTTAATGTGTTTAGAATATCAAGAGTATCTCCTACTGATTTAATTATAGTATTATTAGATATTATAATCTGCTTGAATCCGACATCCGCTGTTACTATTTTTCCAATATGTAGTGTTGGATGTTCAGTGCTGTTTATTATATTTACATCTAATTTAAAGTCAGAAACTTTAGTTTCGCTCTGTAATCTTAAGTTAATTTTTGAAGGACCTAATGAACCTGAAGATGCAACATTACCAATTACAACATATTCCCTAGAGGATGAAGCTCTATTATATTCTGGATTGTTTACATCAAATCCAATCCTAAGTGTTACTGGACTTATATTTTGAAGGTTATTTACATTATATTTAGGTATTAAATAAGAAATTCCACTATTTGCTTCTAATCTATATGTCCATACATCCTCAGTTGAATATCCTTTAACCCCTTGATATCCATTAACTCCTTGATATCCATTAACTCCTTGCATTCCCATATGGCCAGGATTACCGTCATATCCTATTATACCACGAGGTCCTGCAACCCCTCCATTTGTCATTTGACTAAAATTATAATTAATCTTACTAATTTTATCAATTGACCACCATACGGCCTCATTTGGATTCAAGTCACTTGCAAATAATTCTTTAATATTAATAGTAGCCATTAATTATGATTGTATTTTAACATGGATTTTAAAATTATATGAGTATCCAATTATTTTATTATATATTAATCTAAAACTTAAACCGTCCTTCTGATAACTTAAAATGTTAAAATTAGTTAGTTGAACAAATCCGTTTTTATTTAAATCATCAACGCTATCAACCGATACGAATGATGTTGATAAATCCTTTCCCTTAATTCCATAAATATCTATTAAATCTATTATGAAACGTGGAATTATGTTTCCATTAGTATATACCTTTAAATCGTTATCTAATGTAGTTTCATTACCATACGATAATGAAGGCACAACATACTTTCCAAAACTCTCTTGAATTCCATCTTCTATTAATTCCTGCAAAATAGCAAAAGGCAAATAAACGTCCATTAACACTCGCGTATTATCTTCATACCAATGAATTGAATTTGTATTTAGACTATTCAATCTAATGTTATCAAGCGTCTCAATTGTATTTTCCTTTTTATTAGTATATCGAGTAATATCATATGATTCTTTAACTTTCATAATAGTTGAAGCCATAAAGTTCTTTTTTTCTATTGGACTTAGAGTTCCGCTTACTAATTTTATAAATCCACCTGGCAGCGCTTTTGTAAAAAAATTACTTGAATACTTAGATTTAAAAAGGTTAAGCTTCTTTTTATCAATTGCTATTTCTCCAATTAAAGGATATATTGGCAACTTATCAGAAGTACGCGACAATTTTAATATGTTTTTAGAATTTTCATCATTCACCTTGTGATAAAAATAGTTATTTATAAATCCATAATCTTCTTTATTGTTTTTATATGAATCAAACGCTATTCCAAGATCATTGAATTTTTTATATATTAATATATTTCTTTCGGTTGAGTTAATATTAACTTTATTAAAAGAATATCCATCCCCAAATGTAATTACACTATTAAATAAAGGATCATATTCACCGTTCATTCTTCGTAATATGGTAAGATATCCTCCATCCTTTCTATCTGATATTATGCTTCCAATTTCACCGGAGAATAATTGATACGCCCTTGGTTTATCAGGGTCGCTCGTGGCATTAACAATTGAAGGTTTAATTATATTAACACCGGATTCTATCGACAACGAGTATGCGTTGTTAATTATATTACCATTTTCTTCTATCGTAATATACTCTATGTTTTTAAATTTATTAAACTTGTTAGCAAATTTATATGCATTAATTTCATTTAATAGAACATTAAATCCATTTTTTCCTCCTCTATAATATTTAAAATTAGTAAGAGGAATTAGCTGAATATCTTCTACATTCATTCTCACACCTTCAGCCTTTCCCGTTTCTGTATTAAATTTCCATGGAATACCATCTATTGTTATTTGAGTATCATCAATTACATTTATCACCTTTACTGCATAAGTATCCCCTTCTGCTTCGAAATAAATCCAAGAAAAATCTCCATTCTCGTCTACTGTTATGTATTTTGTAAATTCAGCAGGGTATGGTGTAATTTCGGAAGATCTAATTACAGTATGTCGGTTAGGATAACTATTACTAAATTCAGCGTGATTTAGTGAAAAATCAATCCAAAATGGAATTTCGACGTCGATAATTTCTTCCTCTAGCTTAATATCATTTAATGTATATAATAAATGTCTATCAATATCCGATACATCATTATCTACTACATTTACTGTTATATAAATACATATAAACTCAAACTTTTCATTTTTAATAGACTTAATGTTTACAGAATTATTAGTGATAATGTTGTCATCAATATCTCTGTCTTTATAATATGATAACACAACACCAAACTTATAATTATTAATATTTGAATCATTTATGAACTCTGTTGGAAATTCACTTACATTTTCTTTTCTTTTTAAATATTCATATCTAAGCCCTCTAAACACAGTAGAAGAATTCTTTTCTAAATTCCCTATATTAAATTTGCTCCATAACACCTTTGCGGTATTGTCATGCCATATTTGATCAGCTGAATTATAATATCCGTTCCAATTAAAATGACTTTTAAAATAATCAAAATCTGTACTTTTTAATTTTTGAATAGTCAATCCTCCATCATCAGCGAAGTCAACATAATTATTAAAATCAAACCCATTTTCTATTGAATTATTTCGCAGACTACTAGGTATTTTATTAATTAAAAAATGCTCCATATTCATGAATTCAACATTTCTATTTGAATCTATTTCAATATTAGGCGATAAATTGTCTTCACCAAACGCTTCATATGCGTTCAATATATATGGCAAGTTTCTTGCGTTTAATGCGTCTTTTAATTTAAACTTATTAATAGTTGGAACTATTCTACTTCTTAAAGAAGTCTCCTTCAAACTATTTTCTCGTAGTCGGTCGTATTCATTATTTACTGAATTTTCTAAAATTATTTCATCCGTGATTAATTCATTTCCTAAAACAGAGTTTAGTCCAGCATATGTTGTTTGTTTTTTATTAGGATGTGAATAAACATCTAAGGATAAATCACCTAGATCTGAATTACGTGTAGAATAAAAATCAAAATCAAAGTCTTTAAATTCATACGCAGCAAATCTTCCATGTGAAGTTTTATAGACATCATATATCTCAAAAACGTTATCGTTTGAAACAGAAACCGCAGAATTTAAAATAATTCTATAAAAATCTCTAATAATAGGATCTTTTTCAATTTCAATAATCTGTATATAATTATCTTTATTTTTTTGCTTTACCCATTCTCCAACATTTACGTTTCCGATTTCACTTGACTTTACTAATATGGATTGACCTTCTCTAGAACCTCCTACCATTGAGTAAATATCCCACTCGCTAAATTTAGTATCTTGAAAAAAAGAAGAGTCAGTGGCAAAAACTCTATACATATACTCACCGAACACTTGACGGTATACATTATCTCCAATAATTACTAATGTAGAATCAGGAACCGTATTAGCAAAAAATACAGTACCGTCTCTATTTAATACTATGGTTCCATATGAAATTATCCCATTATATTCACTATATAATCCAGTAACTAGTAATTTATCATCGAATACAATTGACATCGAATATACATCATCGTTAAACCCAGTTCCTGTATTAAAAGATGTGTCAACATCTCCATTATCTTGTAATTTTATAGCTCTATTATGGATAACACCATTATATGTTGTAAAATATCCAAATGCATAAAAAGAAGATTCTCCTTGTATTCTATCTATAAGAATAGGTTTAAAATTACCTACATTAAAACCGGTTCCTCCATTAAAAGATGAATCTATTTCACCATTATCTAGTATTTTTACTATTCCAGTAGGAACTGCTATCCCCTTATATGCTGTAAAATATCCCGTTATAAACATACTATTGTCAGGATTGCTAAGAACATCTACGGTAATCTGATTAAATCCATCACCTACATTAAATGTTGGATCAAACATACCATCAGGTGTTAACCTTATTAACTTATTAGAATAATTTCCGTTATATGTACTAAAAATACCTGTAACTATTATTCTGCCTAAACTATCTATTTCTGATTTTGTTGTATAGCCATTAAACCCACTACCTTGTATAAATAAATTATCTATCGATCCATCAGTATTAATTCTTACTATATTGCTCACTGTATTTCCACTGAAAGATGAAAATAATCCACACACTACTATTTTTTTATCAAGTTGCTCTGTTATAGAAAATGTACTATATACAGTTGCAACTATTCCACTTCCAATATTAAAACTACTATCTACTGATAGATCACTATTAATTTTAATTAAGTTACTGCTGGCAAATGAATTAGTACTATCACTATATCCATTAAATCCTCCATAAAAATAAGAATAAGAAGAATTGTTAATTGTGTCTGTAAATTCAAAATCATTTAGAGGTAAAAATCCATAATCAGTTGGTAATATATCTTCTTGAGATGGAACTATTGAATCTATTAACCCAATACTATTTAATTCACCCCCTGTAACTTCAATAAAATCAACTAAATTGGAATTATATACTCCCAATGCATTTTGCATTCTATTATTACCTGCAGCATAATCCTCTATTGTAATAGAAGGCCCCGACACATAAACATTATATGTTATAATTTCTCCATTCTTAATTGCTTGCGCAATTGCGATTGCAATTTGCTGAAAACTTCCTACGCTAGAGAATTTATTTTTAATTGCTCTCCCTGCTGGAATTGCCGAACTAGCTATTATTAAATAATCACCTAAATTGTAATCAGATATTTTTATTTCGTTTTTATCTCCTATAAAAATTTTATCGTTATCGCTAGGGGTATCTATGACTGTTAGTTTGTAAAATCCTCTTGGATTTGGAATAATAGATTCTGATGTAATTTTTTTGCCGTTTCTAGAAAATCCATTAAACAGTGATTCTTTACTTTTATTTAACTCGACTAACATTCTATAATTCGGAATTGACTTACTTCCGTTTAAGTTATAATATTGGCCTTCTTTATCTTTAATATATCTTAAAAAAGGTATATTAAAATCATTTCCTGATGGAATCATATCGAATGGAACTAACGATGTATCATTTAAATCGTATAATGTTGCATAGCTATTATCTTTAATAAATACTTCTCCTTTATTTGTTACATTATCTATCATGAACGTTCCTTCATCAATATCGTCTGCATATATTCCAAAATATCTGTATATCTTATAATCGTCAGCGACATTATCATCAAATAAGAACTCTAAATTTATTATATTAGCAGAAATTAAACCATTTCTTTCAAAACCATTCGTTATAATTTCATTACTAAATATCTCAGGATAGTCTACTTGTGTGTAATATTTATCAAGCTGTTCACTTTTGGTGGCAAAACCTCCGTTAACAATGTCTATTCCATTAAAAGAAGACATCGAACCCTCGCCAAAGTTAATACTAATCGAAGATTTAGGAAAGAGTTTTTCGTTAACGTGATTATTTAAATACTCACCTATTTTTGAAGAATTTCCCAGATCAAATGTTTTAACAATTGATGCCTTTTTTAAAAGTTCTAAAATTCTAGAATTTTGACCTACTGTATTTTCTTCGTAGTTTGAATTATAATCAACATCCTCTACTCTGTATATTACGAACTTACTAGGCACTTTTTTCTCTAACCATATTGGAGCAAATATTTTGTATTGTTCGTCATATAGTTTAGTAGAATTAAAGGCTGCGCCATAATTATATTGATCCTCATACTGAAATTCATAACTTGAATAAACAGCATTGTCGTCAAATAATCTAAGAGTTTGGTATATTGAAGTAGTGGCTAAGTCTCTAAAGAATTTAGAGATATCATATGAATATTTACCAAATGGAGAAACTTCGAACTTTTGATACTCTATGCTTGAAAGTTCCTTGTTCGCTTTAAATGCACTTAAGTACAAATCACCAATAGAGTTAACAAGTAACTTTACATTACTTGTTAACTTTGGATTAGTTCTTAATATAGCAAAGGATTTGCTATCTACTGAATTGTTTTCAATATTTGTATTTATAGTAGACATGTATGATACTCTTTTGTTTAGATTATATATCCTAATTATAAGAATATCTAATCAAAAAATATCTTATATTATTGTATTTCTGGATATGCGAAATTTGTAGTATTATCAGTCAAGTACTTTCTTCTTCCTGAATTAGTAGAAGACGAACTATTATCAAAATTTGTATTATAATTAGATAACATAGAACTCGTTATATTGTTTATATTTTTACCCTGTGTTGTATATTTAGAATAAACTTCAATATCAAATTGAAAGCTATTTCCTCCGAAATCTAAGATATCTATACCTATTTTTTTAGAGTATGTTAGATTTGTAAAAATAGAAGATATGACTCCAGCAATTCTACCAGTTCCATTATCTCCAGCTCCATAATAATCTGTCATTCTGTATTGAAAAATCAAATCAACAACAACAGAATTAGCCTTTCCACCTGGTATTATTTTTTTACCTCTCTTATTATCCGCATCAACTATTAGTGAATCTACATTAAGAGGAGAAACATATAGAAAAGATCCACATGACTTTCCACCTAATAGATATTGATCATCTGGCGAAAATCCAGTAATAGCAGTCGATCTAAGTCCTAATGTATTTAAATTATTCTTTGTCTCTATTATTCTTAATGGTGTTTGTTTTTTACCATTAGCATCTGTTGATTTTAGAGGAGCTGTTTTTGGCATTCCTACCATTCCATTGCTAATAATGCTAATCGCAGATATGGTACCATTTAGTAATAATGGATGATTGATATGCATAAATATACCGTTGCTATATATCGCATTGGTTACATTAAAAACTGAAGTTCTTTTTGCTAATTGATCTCCATCAAAATCTCCAGTCCATATAAAATCATCAGGACTTACAGTGCTTGGCCATGGTGTAATAGTTGAGCTGTTAAAATTAGTAATCTTAGAAACTCCACTGATGGTTGGAACTGTATTATAATTAAATGAAAGTCCATACTCGTACGAATCATATCCATATCCATATCCTTCGCCAGAAGAATCCGGATTAATGTCTCCATTATCACCTTCATTGATTACATAAAGGTTTTCATCATTTGCCAGGTTTTTAAATCTAGAATAAATAAATTGTCCCTTTAATTGAGTAGATTGACTTGGCCCAATATTAAAATATGTTTTATCATAAGCAGACCCTGCTATATTTGGAACGTTCTGATACATTACAGGAACTAAATCGTATTTAGCTTCTCCAGTATAATATGAATCGTTACTATATGATTCTTCAGGAGTTCCTTCCCCTAGTCCAAATATCACATTACTAGAAGATACTGGCAATGCTTTAGAAGTATCTCCAATTATTCTAGCAATTAATTCAAGATTAGTTGCCTTTGTATTTGAAAGTTCTATTTTAAAATTCTTTGAGACAATAAATCCCTTTCCGCCTGTTGTAGGAATTTCATTTACATAATATCCAGCAAACAATTGAACCGTCGTGTTATTTGTAACCTGTGTTACATTACCTGATTCGTCAATAATTCTTACTAATAATTCACCAAGTGTTCCCTCTATCACTGCACGTAAACTCAGCACTTCATTTTGAAGCTCTAATAGTTTTTCATATACCGATATTGGATTTTGTTGTGATGTTAAAAAGCCAGAAGCAACTGAATTAGCACTATGTGCATATGTCTTATCATCTACTTTAAATGATTCAGCAACGTGTGAATATACTCCAATAGAATCCAAATCCTGTTGAATTTGAACCCGCAATGCATCCATTTCGTTAGTCTTAATAACTGACGCCATTTCGTCAGTGTTAACTTCTCCTTGTGGAAATTCAAATTTATAAATTTCTGACCAAGATGATTCAATTGGATTTGCAGGAAATCCTGCCTCAGAAACCGACTTAATCATAAATTCAACAACTTCTCCCGGATTAATTGAAACATCAATCGAGTTAAAGTTTACTGCGTCAGCATCCTCTTCACTTTCTATAATCCAAGAATAAATTCCCAAACTATTTAATTTTCTTTTTCTAACTGGACCTAATACTTCTACCCAATTCGAAAAGGCAGCTGTTTTTTCAGTAGAATTAGTTTCATCTTTAAATTTAATCTGATCGATTATCGCAGTCTTACCTGAAGTAGATGCATATCTATATCTAATTCTAAATTGTACAACTTCTTGTGAAACTTCATTTCCTATTTTCTTAGGCTCTGGTATTGACCAGAAACCCCTCATTCTATATTTAGGTGACACGGTTTGTAAGTCAGCAGATTCTGCTGAAGATTTAATTTCAGTAATTATAGAAGAAAATAGCTTAGACTCAGTTTCCTTTTGTAACACTAAAGAACTAAGTTCGTTTGTGTTAACATCCTTTTCCGCAGATGAATTAAACTTCTTTGTGTTAATTAAAGATTTTTTTTGTTTAATAGATTCGTCTAATCTTTTTAAAGATTGTTCCGTTGAAATTTTATCTGATTTCAACTGCTTAATTTTATCAGTATTTGAGTTATCAGTAAGGTGCTTATTAACTTGAACTACTTTAAAATTTGAAGTAGTAATAACCGGAGGATTAGGTACGATTCCAACAGATGAAGGTGGAATGTAATCTACCTTTAATGATTTGATAAATTGACCAAAATCAGAAACTTCATTTTTATAATATGCAGCAAGTGTCATACTATTTCCTGTAGAATTTACTATCTCTAATTCATTTGAATAGAAAGAAACACCAGGTGAAAAGTATTCTGCTGGAATTTTTGAAGTAGGATCGATTGGCTTAACAAAAATTATTTGTCTTTCATTAAATCCTACCTTTATTTCTATATTAAGATTTGTATCTACATCCTTATATATTCCTAGCTGATTAGCACCTACTTTAATAGATTCAAACCCTTCTAATAATAAAAGTTCTAATTGTGAAGTTGCACTGTCAATAGAAATAACTTGATATCTTGTTCTGTATTTTCCGGAATTAACAATTAATGAATCATTTATCTTTAGTGTCTCTGTGTCCTTTAACAATTTATCAGTATCAGTATATGATAGCTTATTAACCGTAAATAATTTAACAGTTTTTGTTGAGGTTACTCCATTAACGATAAAGTTTTTTTCAATATTTTCTACCTTAATAACATCAAACAATCCTGCATACTGAATCATTCGCATTGGCATGTTTAATACCTCAGAATCAATAGAGTATACATATGCATTGTCTATTAATTGAGTTTTAAAACTTGAGTAATCTATTTCACTCTCTCCTTTGTATATTTCATCAAAATCAGTAACAGTTCTTAAATCACTTTCATCAAAAATATATCTTTCAACATATACCTTTTCAGTTTCAACTGGAATTTGTCCTGTAACATCTAAGTTAATTACAAGTAAAGGATTTAAAAAATCTTCGAAAAAAGCATTTAACTTTGTATTAAATGTAGTTGGAGAGTCAAGTGATGTTATAGAAGGAGATGGTCCTTTTAATCTAGAAGCATGGACGGCTCTAATTGAACCATCTTTAAGTCTAATATTAGCATTAGATCCCTCTAATCCACTTAGTGAATTAAGATTAATATTTAAACGTTCAATTTCTCTCTTTAAATATCCAAATGCGGGTATTTGGATGGTTTGTGTTTTATTAGTGTTAGGATTAAACAAATCAATAACCACAGTTTCCTTGTCTGTGGTTATTGCTTCATTAATTCTATTGAAAGTTTCTAGTGAATTTGTGTTCAGTTCTAGAAATTGTTCAAGTAACTGTGATATTGAATTGCTCATATTATCTTATAATTTCAAGTTCAAACGTCTTGTTTATTTCATCAACACATATTAGTTCAATGTATGGTGATATGCTTAATAGATTAGATGTACCTATTACTGCCTTTAATTTCCATCCATTATTCCGGTCTGTGTAGAAATTTATTTTATTATTTCCTATATTTATTAATGCATCTTTAAATGAAATTTTAACAGTTTGTCCCTTTTTCCATTGATTAATGCTATCATCTAAATATATATTTAAATCTCCAGAGGGTATACCACCGTCAGTGTGAATTCTTAATAAGTTATCAAATGGTCTAATTCTAGTAATTAATCCATTTGCAGCTGCCAATGTCATATTAAATTTATTTGTTAAATTAACCAGAGTTCCTGTTGTCATGGAATTAAAATCAAATTCAAATAAATCGTTTAAATTATATCCATTATTATTATTTACTATTTTTATTTTAGATGGATTAGTTTTATCAATTAAAATTCCATTTCCAGGTGATAGTACATCTGTATTATATTGAACCTCACTTGGAATTACACCATTAATCACCTGATTTAATCTATTATTAATAGAAGATATCATGTCGACAATAGAGCTTGAATCTGCGTAATTTAATATTGCATTTTCAAGCATGATTTCTATTTCATTAAGTTTAGATTTAACGCCATTTGATTCAGCTGTTGTTAATAAAAGATCTTCAACTACAACAAGTCTATCAAAAATAGATGTATATCTACTATTAGCTTCTATCATTAATTTAGCAGCATTTTCCAATGCAGTCGTTGTGTCTAGAAAAATGTCCATCGAAAACGTAGTGTAATCGTTTATATTAGATTCAACACCTACATTATCAAGAGAAGAGTTAAATTTAACGTTTAACTTTAACGCAAACGCGTTACCATTTAATCCTGTAACTTCATTTGGCTTATACTTAGTTAATTCAGGTATATATGATCCTGTTGAAGATGCATCGTTTTTAAAATTATCAAGTATTATAACACCATATAGATTGGTAGATCTATTAACACTATTTGACTTTGAATATAAATCATAATAAACAAGGATTGCATTAAACCTAAAGTCTCCACCTCTTTTAGAATAGTCTAGTAAATTATTTAATGAAGGATCATTTATTATTCTAGCATATGAAGAAGCATCAAAATCTATTCCATAATTATATGCGTCAACTGGATTAAGGCTAATTGCACCATCAGATTCCCTGTCGCCCAATGACCCTAAAGTTAGATTCGCATCAGGATGTGTTTGACCTTGTCTACCATTAATAAAATCAGAAGGCAAATATGATGTTGCTGTTGTATTATAATTAGATGACTTAAATAACACATCAGGTGTAAATCCAACTGACGATGGAACGTTTATAAATATTTCGTTGTAAGTATTTCCTTGATAGTTCTTATCATTAGAAACATCAATATTTCCAATATATTTTACTAATCTATTATAATTACTTCCTGTTTCTGTAATTTCTTCAAGTTCTATTGCTCTGGAAATACCACCTACAGCATACTGCGATGTTGCATTTTTTAAATCAAGCGCACCGATATGATTCATCCATTTAAAAAAGATCTTTTCAGAATCTGCTAAAAATAAAGAAGGATCAAAATCATCGTCACTTAATATAAAGTTTTCCAGATTTAATGCATAGTTTTGAAATGTTTCTGCAAATTCAACATTAGCATCTCCGCCTGGAATATAAGGTGTATCTTGTGCTCCTCCTTCAAAAAGATTTTCAAATTGAATATAGTTTTCACCATTACTCGGTGTTGCAACTACTGGAATATCTATCAACGCAAACTTAGAATACTCAAAATTAATATCTGGGTTATTGTATGCTCGCGTCAAATCTCTAGCTGCGCTTGAAAACGCATACATGGTTCCTCCTTGTTCTTGTGGTATTCTTATTAATGGTGTAGCCATTTATGCTTTTTTATTTTTATGAATATACTACTACAGTATTCGATGTATTTGATACAATATAGAATGCTCCTCCGACCATAGTAAGTGTAATAGAACCAGCAACTGGCACCGTTACTGAAGATACTCCATTTATATTTGTAGTATTAAATGTAACTTCTTCATCTTCAACAATAAATGTTAATGTTTGGCCTTCAATTGCATCTGTAAGCAATATAGGATTAGGGAACAATTGACCCGCTAATACATATGTTGTACTTTGATATGAATCAGCAACAGGTAGTAATGATACATTTGTTTCGATCTTACATACAAGAGCATTGTTCAATGTAACACTACTATTTGCTACTATTGGTAAATTAGCAACGATATCTGCTGCGTTTACTAATAATGTATCAATAGTTCCATTATTAATACGTAATAGTGATGCTGTAATTTTGCCTGAAAGTACAATTGTTTGTTGTTCTGTGTTGAATAGTGCAGCTATAGCCGCTAATTCTTCATTTAAAGCTGTAAAATTGTTGTTAATTACGAGCCTAGAAGATGAAACACTATCGGTTCCCAACATTAATGTTATATTTGCCATTTATATAATTTTTAATATATTTTTGTTTATTTTGTTTTTATTTCCATTAGAGTCTGTTAATTCCAGTTCTAAAGTATAGTCTCCTTTATGTTTAAATAAATATGTAAGCCATTGATTATTATAATATATATCATCTACATTTTTGCTATTGTTTTTTAAAGTCCATTTTTGTAAAATAATGCCTGGCATTTGTGTGTTGTCATATGAGAATGTAACATGATTTAACATATTAACATTTACATGTGTGTTTATTACATGTAAATTATTAAAATTAGGATTATAACTTTCAAAGTGAACTTCAGAATTTGCAATTACATTACCACCTAGCGTATTGGAAAAACCTACATCAGAATAGTCATATGTTCTTGATGGTAATTCTGCGACAATTAACATAAAGTTACATTGGTCTAATACACCATCACCATTACTATCAATTATAATAGGATTATAATTGAACTTTGAAAATAATGGATGTTCAATTGGATCTAAGCTTGAAAGTTCAGTAGCAATATTATTCCATGCAGTTAGATCTGATCTATTTACAGGATACGTACTTAGTATTTCATATTCATCTAATACCTCTATATTAGTTAATGTATCTATTTGCTTAATAAAAAATGTATGTCCGTTTGTTTTTTGATTTAAGTTTATTTTAAATGAAGAATTAATGTCGGCTCCAATTCTCATCATTTCCCAATTAATAGTAACTCCATCATTCCATGTGTGTTCTCTTAATTCTTTCCATTGATAAGGTCCTGTAGTTTCGCTAAATCCAGTTGGACTACTATTATTAACATATCTACTAACTGTCGAAAATTCTATTCCATCATCACCATCATGCACGTAATTTGCCCTGTCTAGTGTTAAGTAGTACGTTGCAATAATACTATCCAAATCTGTAATGTTTTCCCTAGACCAATTCCAGTCACTTCCTACTACGTCCCAATCATATTTATATTTGCTCCAATTTAGTTCAGGAACCATCTTTTGATAAATTCCATATATCTCAACGTTTTTATTTTTAACGTTAATAAAATCTTTTTTTCGACATACACTACGAACATTATAAAGATCATAAAGTGCAAGCTCTACTTGATAGTTTCCCTCATATGGCAATACTATTGGAAATTCCTGATACTCTGGTTTAAAATCATCATTATTGTCCCAGTATCCAACAGGACCTCGATAAGTTTTCTCATAATTATTAGGACCCTTTACATTCCATTCTATTTCATAAACACCATGATTCCACCATGTGTTCCATGTTAACATATGATCTCCAGTGTCTTCCGCGTCCATATATGAAAAATCAGCAGAATCCCATGATGTCATAAATGAATCTGATTTTAATACAACAGGACATCCAATTGGAATTCCACTAAGAGTATTATAGGTTGACATGTCGGCTGTGTAATATCCATCATAAAATCCTGTAATGGAATTACATATTTCAATTCTATCAGTGATTGATATCGAACTAAGATCTTGGTTGATTCCAGTTAATCTATAATCTACCTTTCTAAGATCTTCTATAAATAACTGACGAGTTTCTGGAAATTTAATAAATTCAACATTTACTCCAGCTTGTTGATATTTAATAAGATGTTGATTATTCCAAACGTTTAAATTAAATTGAGAAAAGTAATCCCCTTCCCCTGTAATATCTACTATTTTTGCGTGTAGTGGTAAAAAATCACTCTGTAGTTTCTTTTTTAAACCATATAATTTAATTAAGACTTCTTCAGGGGAATAATCAAAAGCCTCTTTAACTGTTGGAATATCCCACTCATCAATTCCGCCATCTACATCATTTAATCGATACACTAAAGAAAATCTGCTTGTCTTTTTTAAATTAGAGCTAGGAAGTACGATCTCTTTATCTTTATTTGCTAAAAATCCAACAACATCCTGTCCAGGAACAGGAACTGCCTTTAATTTACCGAAATTCTCAGATTGATCATTTATATACAACCAATATTCTTTTAAAGTTAACTTATCATAACCGAAAAAATCAATAGCGTTTAATATTGCCTTGTATGTTCCAATGAAAGGTTTGATTTTGCTTGCTTCTAGTAATAATTCCTTTCTTTTTTGATTCATTAGAATCCAATCAGGAGACAACTCATTTATATTAGAATCCTTAAGTATAATAAATTCACTAGGTGATAACGTCATTCCAATATTTGAAAGTAATACACCTAATCTCTCATCTTCTTCTTCAGTTTCTCCGTAAATTCTAATAGTTGCAATTAAAGTCTCAACACCATTATTAATTTCAGTAATATCAAGAAGTCTCGTGTGATAATTGTCGATCATACTCATTAATGCAACATTACATTTAATAGGCTCAAGCGGTAATGCAGATTCTATTATCTTTAATCCTGTTGATTCTTCTATTGAATTACTATTATTCGAATCAAGTAAATTAAATATCTGAAATTCATCTTTTTGAATTTCTAAATCTCCATTAATATTAGAAGCACTGTACATAAATATATCTTCACTAAATTCATATCCACTAAAGAATTTAAATTTAAAAACAGAGCTGCCGGCATTTTCTGAAATAGGAGTAATATATTTAGTATTTCCTAATATTCCCTTTACCTCCTCAAGTATATAAATTGTAAGTGTTTCATATAAACCCACCGATACCTTAGGCAAATAACAAACACCTTCCCATATATCCTTATCTGAATTATATATAAGGTTAATGTCATTCGATTCACTATCAAAAAATCTTAAATTTTTATATGCCATTTTATTTAACTTTTTTATCGTCCTTTTTGATTGTAAAGGATTTATACGCCTTCAAGTATGTTACTGAATCAACAAAATCAGCAACAACATGTTGAATCATTATTACAAAATCATTCATAGTATCGTTTCTTTGAATATACTTTGATAACGAATTAACTAACATGTTATTTCTATAGTCGTTTCCTACATGTAATCGTTTGTCCATTATTGACAAACGAGAACTGTATCCTTTTACTTTACGTACTTTAAATAAATTACTAAATAAATCCATTATAATGCTCTTCTATTTTGTGATTGTATTCTAGTAAAAACTGTGTTTTTAACAGCTGGCTCGTCAAAATAAATAGAAAGTGCAGCCATTTCTCCCATCTTCACATCATCCAATACTACAATTCCATCTCGATCCATCCATCCACCTCTAAAAAGTGCAACTTCTTCTTTATCTAATAAGATATCTCCAAATGAATCAAGATTGATTACATTCTCAGGTAATGCTGCCCCTTTTTCAAAGGTAATGTTGGTTGAATTTACTGTTCTTTTAAAGAAAACATATTTTTGTTTTCCATTTCCAATATCCTCAAGTAATGGAATACTTGGTGTTACTGTGATTGTTTCACTAACATAATAACCAAGTCTTCTTGCACTTTCTTCAGTCTCTGACACAAATCTAACATTTACTGAATCGATTCCATCAACACCCTCTAACAATGCAATAATATCAGATTTAGGTAATCTATCTCTACGCGTAATATTAATTAAATAATTAGATATTTTTGAACGAATTACATTACTTAAATTTGTCTTATCAAATCCTTCGAAATATCTAACCTTAATATCCATTCTAAAATATTGAACTTTAGGTTCTACTATTTTAACTTCAGTAGTTAACATTTGTTGTCCGGATTCTTCAAGAACTCGTAAAATTCCATTTTTTTCATTTTCAGAAAAGAAAAACTCTTCTAAATTTAAATTAAAATAGTCATTTTTTTTTGTAAGTTTTCTTAAAACATCAGGTAACATGAATAAATAAATAACGTTATCGTCGTCTAAATATCCATCATCAGTTGTGTTATATGCTTCTAAATATGAGAACATACCATATTTAGATAAAAATGCTTCGTAATTCTTTGGAGTTGCTAAAACAAATGAATGACTTTGTAGAGGTGCTATTAACTTAGTAAGTTCAATTGGCTCTGGATCTGCTCCCATAACAGGTGCTACTGTAAACGAAGCCTCTAATAATTTATTTAAATCATAAAAATTTCCTAATGAATCAAATCCTTCGGTTTTAAATTTAAAATTAAGATCATTAGAACCTGATAAATTACCAATAGAACCGGAAGTAACAATATAGTCAATTCTAATAGTGGCTCCTTCTGTTGGAATATTCCCAAATGATCCATTTCCGAAATAAATATCTAATCCTCCTGAAATTCCTGTCTTTACAATATATCCTTTGCTACCAACTTTCATATCATATAAAGAATCATACTTAGTCCATAATTCACTATTAACAGTAACTCTTACTGAATCATGATCTGTATTCTTTTTAATAATTATATTGAATGATTGGAGTTTTTCACCAGTACCTGTTATTTCCTGACTCTCCACCTTTCCTTGTATGATCGGTATATAGATATAGTCTGCGTTGTTTTTATCAATTCTAAATTGATCAGCACTTGTTCTTAATACATACTCAAGTCCATTTTTAGTTGAAGTTATAATCGAGTTAGCAGATATATTAATAGCATCCCCTCCTATTTCATTAAATGCGCTTGTATTTAATCTTACTTTAATTTCACCAATTGATGAAGAACCTCTAAATGCATCATGACCGGCTAGCCTCGCCAAACCATATATAGATTCTTTATTTTGAGCGGTTAATATGTTTTGTTCAACCGTAGCATCTTCGATATAAAAAAAAATTAGGTTTGAAATCTCAGCTAATACTTGTAATATTTGAGAAAAAGGAGAAGCTGTTGTAAATAGCTCTCCACCTCTTCCATATAATCTACTGATATATGTTCGAGTGTCTGCTATCATTTCAGTAGCCTTTATTCTTGTTTTTGATAAAAATTTAAGTTCTTCCATTTTTATTATATTTTATAGTGAAATTTGAATTCCGAATGTGTTGTCAATTACGATATCAACAAATACCAAATTTCTTTCTGTTTCTGTTGCAAATTCAACATTAACATTAACATTGTATTTTGATGCTAGTGGAATATATGTTGATATGCTTTTTTCAATATATCCCTTTAACATATTATCATTATAACTAAATGAATATACATAGTCTTCGAGATTTAATCCAAAGTCAGCATCCCCTAATACATCACCTCTTTTTGTAAAAATAAGATTTTCTATTTGAGTTAATAACATTTGAACCTCTGAACCTACTTCTAATTGATTTGTAGTGTAATTAGGGTCCTCGATTGTTTTTATATATATTTCCATTATTGTATATATTTGTTTAAGAATGCATCATCCAATCAGTTCCTTCGTCACTCTTAATCTCTTCAATGATTGCTTCTAATTCCTCTGTACCAAGATCTTTAATTAAATCTGGATTTATTTGAATATTTCCCGGAAGAGAAAATCCAAATATTCCTAGCTTTTGACCTAATGATATTTTAATTTTAGCTGCACAATATCTGAAAAAAGCTTCGTCCTGAAAGAGAGCACATTCCGGAATAGTTTCATATATTTCTAATATAACATCTCTCCTAGGTGTCTCTCCCATTATTCTAAGTTCATGTGTAAGTTGATTATAATGAAAAGATATTGGATTTTGAATAATCTGTCGAGCTAAATCAAAAAAACTTTCATTAATAACATATGCTTGTAAATTTTCAGCAGCTGCTCCGGTATTAGATCCACCATACATTCCACCCATTAACATTCGTTCGATTGCAAAATCACCTTGTATAAAGTTAATATCAGTAGTACCTCCCCAATTAGAACCTACTTCAAATAAACCATATACTGAATATACTTCATTTCCTCCAGTAGTTATATCCATACCTGGTAAAAGAAAACTTCTTGTCTTTTTAAAATGCTCACTTTCAAATAATGTGTATGGCAATACCATAAAGCCTTCTCTAACTGAGTATTCATAATTCTTATAGAACCATTTCTTTGCACGTTTTACTATATTTTGAACTTCTTTTTTTGGAAGATTCATAGGAATCATACATGAACCTGTAACCTCATCTGCCAATTCATCTACAAAGCTATTAAAACATGCAGTATCCCATTCTGGATTTTGTAGTGAATTAATATCTCCTACTATTGTTTCACTCATAATGTTTATTTATTTTTATATTGTTTTTGATTTAATAATTTCAACATCATTAAATTTTGCTAGTTTTTTATCATAAGTTCCTTCTCTAAATATTCCACCAATCATTGTTCCTTTAAATGTTCCTTTACCATATACATAGCAATCTTTAGCAACACATGACCCATGAACATATGATCCGTCAATTTTAGAATCATTAATTTGAGTACCTGAATAAAAATTGCAATAATGTATATCTGACCCATTTACGTCAGAACCATATATGTCACATTCTGTAAATTCTCCTCTAAGAAAACAATTAACAAACTCATAGTTTCTAATATCTACACAATATTCAAGTCTTCCATTTGCAACTTGAATTCTACCGCTGTCCGAATCATAATTAATATGTCCCTTTAATAGGTCTCCGTGTGTGAATAATCGCATTACTCTGTCCTTCACGACTGGCCAATATATATCTACTATTTTTGGATTTTCATTTAAATCAACTGTAAATTTAACATCTTTCCAGTTTTCCTTAATAGTTTTCCAATCCTTTCTAGCATCGATAACCCGTTGATTACTAGCAACTATACGCCTAAGCTCTAGCGAATTTAAATTACTAAATTCGTTATTTTCAGTAGACTTCCATATTTGTAGTAGAAACCTGTCTACTAAATATAAAATGGTTGTAGTTTTCTTTTGCCAGTCAGCACCTCCAACATATCTAAATTCAAGATAGTTTTTATGTCTTTTGTCAAAATTGATTCCATAATATTTAGTATCTGGAAATATAAAGTTATGTGAATTAATATGCATACCATCAAAGAAGTAAGTATCTTCCTTTGGCAAAACAAATTTTATTGATTTGGCGTATGCTGAATTTTCTCTTTTAGGAAAGAAATTAAAGACCTGATCTTCATTAAAATCTAAAATAAATTTAAGAACGTTCATTTTAGAAATCCTATACTTGTTATCTATTTTTGATTTATCAAATGATAAATTTAAGTGAATAGATGTTCTGTCATTTGTGTATCCATTTTCATCAATCCAAGCACACATATTAATTATCATTAAACGTGCTGCATAATAAGGAAGTGCACCTGTTACTAATTCAAGAAGTTTTGCTCCACCTGACATATCGGGTTCTATTTTAAACGCGTCTTGTGTTACTTCAAAATCGCTGTGCGCCTTTATTTCGACATGAATTTTTTTGCCTAAAAGAATTGCTATTTTTTTAGCTGTTTCTTCGGCACTAAAATTTGAATAGAATTCAAATTCAACGCCAACAAGGGCATTTTTTAAGATATTGGCATCATCGAGATTATTCATTTACTATTAATATATTACTTATGTTAGTTATATATCTTTAATAAATAAATTGATGTCAGATACTCTACATTATATAAACAATAAACTCCATATTTAAATATGGAGTTTATTAATGTATATATATATTTGTTTATAAATTCAAGAAAACTTTTCTAGTATCTACATCTATTCTAATAACCTGAACTGTCATTGGATCATTTTTTCCAAGAGAATTAACATCGAATCCAACTGGCAATTCTGAAACATGTAGTAATCCAACAATACCATCTCCTATGTCGACAAACACTCCGTAATCCTTAACTGATTTAATAACTCCGATTACTTCAACAGGAAACGTAGGATATTTTAACAAAATATCTTTCCAATTATCTACTGTTTCAACTACCTCCAATTGGGTTAATGTAATTTTAGAATCACTAATGATTTCCTTTACCATAAATTCAATAGTATCTCCCGGCATAATTTCCCTAGACTTGTGCTTCTTAGTCATTTCCACACTTAAATCATTTATATGAATCATTCCAGTTAAACATTCATCAAATTCAACAAACACACCGTATTTCGCAGAACCTGTGACTTTACCTGTTTTTGTTTCTCCAATACTTTCCCTAAGATCTTCTACTTTATTTGGAATAAGAGCTTGTAAATATTTTCTATGAGATACTATAACCGTTCCTCTTTCGGGAGAAAAGCTCATAGGTACGACATACATTGTAGTATTTAGTACTGATTCAAAATCAGCGAGCTTATTAATTCCAGCTAAAGATCCTGGCATAAAGCACTCAATTCCCTGTATGTTTACAAAGTATCCACCGTTTGGAATCATTCCAGTAACCGTTCCGCTATATGCTGTATTTCCAGCTTCCGCTGCTTGTAATATTTCCCTGAGAGTAGCTGCCTTAATTCCAGCTTCAACTGAACCTAATACAAACCCTCTAGAATTTGAACCTCTATCGGCCGTTATTTCTATATCTACATTTGCGCCTACAATTAGTCCATCTTTAGAAAATTTAGATTCTCTTGACATATCAACGTATATCATTTCTCTGTAACCTACATCGATTGAAGCCCATTCATTATCGATTGCATATACCTTTCCAGTATGCATTTCTCCAATAATAACGTCTGATATAGAGGGTGAAAGCAATTCATGATTTCTCATTAAATCAAATAATTCTTGAGCATACGTATCCCTTGAGTAAACCTTCTCAGTGGTATTATTTTTAATATGTGGATTTGGTTTTCTAAAGATAGTTGGGCAATCAACTGTGTGTTCTGACCAATTAAAGTCAAGTAATTGAATTGATAAATCCTGCGTGGTAGTAACGTCGTTTGACATCATGTTTTTTGTTTGTTAGTTAATAAATTATTAAGTTATATATTATATTTTCTAGGGTACACTTAAACAGGAAGAGCATCAAGTTTATTTTTAATAATGGCAAGCACACCTATCATTGCTAAAATAGAATCGGGTACTTCAAACTGAATTTTAAGAGATGAAGACAACATTCCGGAAAATATAACACTTATTGTATTTAATATTGATGATATGGTGTTAACTTTCTCTTTAGTTGATATTGCTATCTGTGGAACGTTAGGCACTGCTGCCGGTACTGCTATTACTGATGGTAATAATGCAGCTGTGGCAATTGAACTTATACTTATAGGTAATTGTTTTATGGTATTAGTTGCCATTTTAAATGAAGACTTAATATTGTCTATTTCTGCATTAATCATGATTTTTACATGTTGAGAATTATAATATTCCTCAAGCTGTTTTTTCATTTCATTAGATTCAGACTCGGCTTCCTCTTCACTATCACTTACTTCTTTAATTTTACTTTCAACTGACTTTACTTGTGTATCGATAATATTTTTAACTACCTCCTTATATGTTAAGCCAGGTATTCCTCCTTCTTTGTTTAAGTCATCTAGCGCCTTTGAAATTTCTATTGATGATGCCATTTTTATTTGTTTTGTTGTTGATATTTAATATGTGTCTTCTTTAATTTCGAAATAATAACAGGTGTTGTTGCCGTAGGAGGACCTGATGGTCCAGTTGGTGTTGGATGAAAATGATTTTTATAGTCATCTAATAGCATATCTAACCATTTCTGTAAAGAAACACCACGAACCGCTGGCTCTGCTGTATCTTCACCTGACTCACCAGTATTACTTAAAAATATATTTCCGGAATCTAAAAAAATTTGATTATCGGTTGATATTTTAATATTTCCATTTTCATCAATTTGTATAAGAGGTCTTTCCTTTGCACCTGTTCCTCTTGTGATAACAAGGCCGTCTTCCGGCGAATGATATATTCTAATATTACGTACCTCATCATATACTAACGAAACTACATTATGTGCTTCAGCTGAGTTATCTAGGATGTCATTCTTTAATGATTTACTTTGATTAATCTGAAACCAATACTCTGGATGGTATATGTTACCATTATCAAATCTAACCGCCACGATTGTTCCTATATTCGGAACACTATGGAAGCCAACACTATCCCTATTCATAGGTGTTGCCCATGGAATTGAATCAATAGGAAGCTTATCAAACTTTCCATATACTTTAATTCTACATCTACCTAAAGAAACAGGATCAATATTATCTACAACCTCACCTATCCAATGAGTTTCTCTAATGTTATCTTTTTCTAATTCGTTATCAGTTGCCATTAATCATTTACATTTCCTAAGTTATTTATTGCGCCTTGCGTTAATCCTTGACCAATAGTTGCGCCTGGTGGAATTCCATATACGTTTTGCTGAACTGCTATCCCTATATTTCTGGTTTGTTGAGTAACATCAGTTGCTCTATCTACTCCTCTGACAAAATTTGAAAATACATTGTCAAACGATGGTATTCTATTTATTGTAAGGTCGCGTGCCTTCTGTGTTAGTTGATTCTTCTTTGCAATCGCAAGGTTATTAAGTGCTTCCTTTCCTTTTCTAGATACCTCATCAATTTTTCCATCAATTTTTTCTCTAGCCAATTCTGCCGCGTTTGTTGCTGTTGAGAATATTTCAGAATCAGGAGAAGGCGATAATTGAGGTTGAGTATATGGTAATGGAGGAACAATTCCATTTAATACTCTCGCTTCTATTCTTTCTAACTTTTCATACTTGATTGCAATACTATTAGTGGCAACTTCAGTTGGGCTTTTTAAAAGATCTGCAAAAATATTAGTTCCCGATGTTAAATCAAATTCACAGTATCCTAATCCTATCATAAAATAAGGTCTTGCTCCTGTGCCCGCTATATTTGAATTGCTGTTTTCAACACCTAATTTGGGTTTAAAATTTTCAGGAAATCCACTTATAGCATCTTTATTTAATTTAGTAGGAATTCCATTCACAACTATTTTTGTATTAATTTGTATACTTCTAACTTCAGTCACATATACATACATTCTAAATTGACGCAAATTAATAGGTAGTATATAATTCCATTTACGTTCATCAAATACAGCTCTTCTATATAAATGCATTAAACCTGCAATTGGAAGATTTAAAGATTCTAATGTTTCGATTTCTATCTTAGCATCATCTCCTCCCATGTATGCATTCATTGGATTATATTGTTGTAACCTTTCTAAACCTTTCAATGATTGCCAGTACCATGGTAATTCATTGTTAATCGTTTGTAATGCAGACTTGAATGCCTTTAAATCAGCAAGTCTTTCAGCATAATATGGATCACTTGAAATATTTTCTAGAAAAGCCTCTGCCGGTCCTGCCAATAATGGAGAACTTTCAGGAGAGTAGAAATCAAAAAGAAGCGCAAACGAAAGATACGTAGGGTCTTGGTATGGAAATCTCTGATATGACCCTTTTCTAAAGTCATCGGGTGTTTTAAAATCTGACATATCTTATATATTTTTATTTTTTAGCAGTAGTATTTTTATTTATATTATTAACTCTACTTGGCCATTCTCTTCTTAAAAGATTTATTTTTTGCTTCACTGCATTAAATCCGGCCTTATAGTAATATGACATACCACCTACTACGTAATATCCACTTAAAAATTCATCAACAACATATTCACTTGGATCAACTCTATTTCTTTCATCAGGTACTATTACATCAAAACCATCCTTTTCTTTTTTCTCTTTTACTACCTTATCAGCTCCTACCTTTCCCTGTTCATTATTGTATATTATTACTGGCAACTTATGATATCGATGTATCGCTGGATTAAACACGTTTAGTTCGATATCCAGTGACATCTTTTTAACTTCGTCCATGTTGTATGCATTATTTACAGCAGAATATTCGTAATTTAAATGAGTATTAGATGTTTCATTACTTCCACCCTTTCTTCCAACATACTTATACTTTATTTCATTTTTGTATCTGTCTTCATCTCTTCTTCCCTTTAAAGGCTCTTCGATATCCGTCATTAATTTACCAACTGCAGCTTCGATTTCATGAGAAACCAATCCTTCTTCTGAATCATTTTCAAAATATTGCAGAACTCTTTTATATCCATTTTTTTTCATAGAAGCACCTGTCTTATTTTTAATAGACTGTTTTTCAATGTATAAATTGGTACCTATATTTCTTTTATGATTACTTAATAGTAATAGAGTAGTAGCTTTGTTTATTGCAGCATCAACATCATCAGAATCAGGTCGATCTGCCATTTCATTTTCCCATGCAAGAATTACTGATTCAAATCGTTCTTCTGAATTCATTAATTTATTTACGTTAACATAATTGATGTAATAAAATGGATCGATGCTGTATGTCTGAAAGCTATTTTCATCAATATACGAGTGTCTAACTAAATCGTTTAATGTATCAATGACTGAATTAAAGGGCAACACTAGATTCATTGAATCGTCAGTGGCGTCAATGTTAGTAGCTACTCCTAACTTTAAATCATTTGCAATTAATTCGATATGTTCTAATGAAGTTCCTATACCATATGACTTACAATCCTCTGAATACATTCCAGGGATTTTCATCCTACCCATAAATATATATTTTCCTCCAGTGAAACTATCACTCTTTTGAAAAGGAGTTTCAACATAAATAATATCAAAATCTATTCGTAAATCCTTATATGCTACTTTGTCTTGTGCTGCCATTCTTACATTTATAACATCCCCATCTCTTGGAAACATATCAACATCAAATAATCCAAGACTGTCTATTATTGTAATATCGATAGTTGGAATTACGCCATGGCAATCTATTATCATGTTAGATATATCACTATCTCTAAACACATATCCATTAATAGAAATCATAAGATCATATCCTAATGATGTATTTGCCCTCTTATTTCCTTCATTCTCACCTAATGATGCAAATTTAACCTCATCTAGTTTTATAGTAGGTTCCGTTATTGTAAGAATATGATTGTTAATTGATGCCATTTATATAGTAATTATACCGTTTGATATTGTAATATTAGTATCTCCTTCTTTTAAAAGATTTGGAGGTAATATTTGTCTTGATCCATTATATTTCAGAGATGCCTTTCTTTGTAAATATGCAATACGTGCTGCGTCAATTGCCGGAATTCTTTTAGTATCAATAAATTGATCTCTAATAGAAATAGAATTTGTAGTTCTATTAACCATAACAATTGGGATAATTGAAGCGAGAGCAGCAACCTTGTCCGGGATTTCTAATTCATCACCTTCGGCTAATATAAATGGGTTTGAAATATTATTCCATTTTAAAATGTAATCACAATAGTTCGAATTGCCATAATACATTAAAGAAATTAGGTCTATTCTACCTACTTGATCTTGCGTTACTATATGAACAGCAGTAATTTCAGTAGTAGACGCAAAGATAACAGTAGGTATTGTTATATTTATTTTAGTCTTATCATTTGATAGTACCTTTCGGTCTAGTGTTTCAAAATTCATTATCCGTTGCTTATTTTTCTAAATGTATTTATAAAATCATTAGTTTTAGGCCTTTCTCCTCTAAGATCTTTATTACCATATACTGAAACATCAATTGTTTGGTTAATGTCGGCGGTATCGTGTGGTTGTACGTAAAATCTACCTCTTCCTGAGTTAAACATTGATTCTATTTCAGCTTTATCACGGGGTCTACCTGGTTTTAATTTAATAACAACTACCATTTTTTCCGGAAAGTCCTGAAGAGTGTTAACACCTTCAAAATTAATTTCGCAATCAGTCATACATAGATTACCAATAACCATTATTGGATTTAAAGGATTTCCAACCGTAAGATGCCATTGTCCAGTAGGATCTCCAGTTAGTAACGAGTTAACCGCCTGTGATCCTTGGGGTGTGTTAAACATCTCCATCGCACTTCCACCTATTAGATTATTAAGAAACTTATTACCCTTAAGTGCAGCTAAACCACCTTCAATATCCCCTGATAATAATTTTTCAAAGGAATTACCTACGCCTGATGTTGCGCCTTTAAACATGCTTCCCATGTCCTTTATTATACTTCCCATAAATCCAGCATAATCTCCTCCTCTTAATAGATTTAAGTTACCCAATGGTTTTGTTACTGCACCATCAGAAATATATCTTACCGAACCACCCCAGAAAGGAGCGTTGTTATATGTTAAAGCTAATATGTTAGATAATTGGTCTAGCATCATTATTTTTGGATTAGCTCCTTCAAAACTTCTTAATTCATATTCAAATTTAAGTGAGAATTCTTGTTCAAATTTAAGTCCAGGCTGTCTAACTAAAACATCTTTAATAACATTAAGCGGTCCGAATACGTGATTCGGATATGTTTCTTTAAATGAATCATAACTTGCATTTTGTTTTCTGGAATTAGATGCGACTGCATCTCTACCCGCAGCAGTATTTGCTAATGCAGATAAAACAGTACTGTTTTCTACAAAGCTTCCAAACTTACCGGTTGATTCTTTAGTTTTTGCTGTAATTTCCTGCACACCAGCTGACGCTGTTTCAAAACTAAAACCATGTGAAAATTTTAGTATTTCGGCTAGAGTATTTCCAGTTGATTCTCCAAGCCATGTCACTGCTCGAGCAATATCAGGTTGCTGTATTGGTACCATTTCAGTTCCATCTGCAGTAAGACCAGATGGTGTTATAATATCGTCTTTAGTTGGATACGCAAATCTACGTAAAGTGACTAGCATATTATTAGGAATTCTACCAAAATATTTTGCCAACGCAAAATCTGAATATTGATATGTGTATGCGAAATTATTAGAAAGAGAACTTGTAATTTCAATAATTTTGGTTACAGTAGGATTAATTAAAGAAGTTTGATCTATTTTTTGATATATGTTGTCTTTGTCTCCTATTCCAAACCCGTTTTCAGATATATCAAGTGGATTTCCTCGATAATTTATTAAAGAATATTTGTTAAATGCAGAATAAGGTTTTTTACCGACTGTTATCGTTTTTTTAGTATCACCAGCTCCAGTCGAAACGTATTTTTCTGATTCAAATTCAGTGTTATAATATCGTGAAGTACCTTTACCGTCTACTATTGTAAAAGGTTCATCGGTTTTAGATGCGGCAGCTAATGTTCCATCAGGTGGCTTTTGTGATTTTATAATTCTTCCTGTTCTTACTCTTGTAAGAACCCCATCAGAAACTTCACCATTAATTGTATTAAGATTTACTCCAAATATATTGTTAATTGCACTAATTGTACCCTTAGCTAGTGAACTTTCCTTTGCTATATTAAAGTTAGCAGAAATAGTTGACTTAAGTCGTGCGGTATAATCTTTAGGTATGCTATCTTCCATTAATAATTAGATATTTTTATTTTAATATTATATATATCTAATTATATTGACTACTCTAAATTATCATAGTCTACTGACTTGGGTCTAAATAATAATTTATCAAAATAATCATGAGAAGTGCCAGCCCTACTGTCAAGCATTTTTTTCAAATGAGCCTCGAATACTCCTCTGCTTTCATAATAATATTTACCCTTTGAATATGTTGACCTAAGTGTAAGTTCATATAGGTCCCTTATTGTCTTTTCGATAATAAAGTCTTGTATATTATTATATAACAATGTAACTTCAGCATGGGTTTTAACACACATAACAGAGTCAACTATTATTAGATATGATTCCCATTTAGAATCTATATAATTTTGAAAATCCTTTAGGTTTGAAAATCGTTGGCGAGCTACTCTAAATGAAGTTGAACCTCCACTAAATGCTCTATCAAATTTCATATCGAACATATACTTTTTAAGAAAGTCTAAGTCATCGTAGAATTTAAGTATTCTAATTTGATATCTTGGCATTTTTTCATCAAATTCAACATCATGAATAATTGCCTTAATTGGAAACACTATATTGCTATATCTATTATTTGATATAAGTACATTTATAAGTTCTCCTTTTGAAAAAAGTTTATGTCTAACCATTATGTTGTTTTATTTATATAATCAAATAAATCTACAACTCTTTTTTCGATAAAAATATTACTGTTTATTACGGTTAAAGAAAACTCAAAATCGGTAATGTTAGCATAAATTAAATTTTTAAAATTACTCACTACCTCATAATCTATATTTCTAAATAAATAGATTACTCGATTATTTGTATTATCGTTGCACAAAATTCGAGTAATCTCATTAACAATTGCTAATCCAATTATCGAGTCACATGGTTCTTCTGCCCTCGGATCAGATTTAATTAATTTATTTTTTATTAAAAAATAGTCTATGATTTTTACATTACCTTTTTCAATATTTCTAATAAATCTATTAAAATCTCTACGAGAAGGACTCCATATGCATTCGATCGACGTTTTATTCATTTATTTAGTTCCTACTAATGTATTTAGTGCATCTTGTAGGTTTTTTATTTTTTCTTTTTTAGCAGAATCCGAAGGAATATAATCAACTCCCCATTCCTCTATTATTTTAATTTGTTGTTTGTTTCTAGAATTACCGAAAGACAATCCGATGTCCAAACATAACTCATTTATAAATTTTATTTTAGTAGCTTGATTTTCAAATTCATATACGGTAGTTGATTCAAATGATTCTCCACCTGAATTAATATTATCATCAAACACTGTTTTGATAACTCCGTTATCCGCTAGTGTTATTTTAACTGTCTGCATTTGTTCTGTTTTTTAAAGAATTAGAAGCTTCTTTCATTAATAATTTAGCTCTTTTATTATCTTCCTTACGGTTTTCTTTGTTCTTAATGTTGTTTATGAAAAAAGCCTCTTCTAGCATTTTGATCTCTGCCTCGTTATATCCTGATTTTATCCACGTTTCCTTTACGATGTTTACTCTACATTGTAATTCGTCTTCAATTTCATCTTTAATCCTATTAGTATTAGCCTCATGAGTAAGCTTGCCCTGTTCTCTCATTTGATTTGACCACGCAACACCCTTGGGAGATAGTCTACCAAACGTATTCTTTATCTTTAAGTAGTTTGCGTCTTGAAACTGTTTTCTTTTTTCTTTACGTGGGCCAGTTGCTCCTTTACTCATTATAATAATTAGTTATAAATGTTGATACTTCTTTAGTTAAATATTCTTGTAGTTTATTTATCTCTATCTGTGAGATTGCAACCTTGATAACCGTTTTAATTAATTCATCTCGATCTTCATCTGCACTTTCAATTAACATATCAAATACGGAGCGGTTTAATATATTAAGATTAATAGTTGCTTGCAATGGTTCTATATTTTTTTTAGAAAGACGCGCAACTAATTCTTCGATTGGACTATTTACTTCCTTTTTAGGAGATGCTACATTTTTAACATCTTCCTTTTTTTCTTTCGAAACGACAGGAACACCTAACGCTAATTGTGATATATCATCGCTCATTGGAAATGGAATTTCATTTCCAATTATTTCTTCTAAAAATTCTTCGATTACATTATTATACATTTTAGTACCGTCTGTAAAATATGTAAAATCCAAGTCAGTATAATCTACTGTTATAATATTTCCAAAAGAATCTCCTTTTTTCCATTGATATCTTTTAACTTCCACTTTCTCTTTTATTATTTCCATTACTTTTAATTTTTTCTGATGATTCAGGTGAACTTTATTAAAAAAAAAATGATTAATCCAATTTATAAAAAACTTCATTTGACATAGTTTTTTTATGATACTTCTTTTCAAATTTTTCTATAAAATCTACGTCATCATCTTCTCCGATTAATACATCTATTTTGTTTACATACTTTTTAAAAAAAATAATACTTCCATTTATTTCTAGAAATGAAGAAAGTAATTTAATGTCAGGTGCTATTAATTTGTTAATACTCATCTGTCACTGATATCTTTTCAACAGGTATGCCTGCTGCTTTAAGTAATTCAACCCCACTCATATCCCTGTAATCTTCAGTATAATATACACTCACAATTCCAGCCTGAATAATCAATTTGGCGCAATCAAAACATGGACATGTCGTTGTGTATAGTTGTGCCATATCACAACTCATTGTTGATTTAGCAACCTTTGTGATTGCGTTTGATTCAGCATGTAACACTTCTCGCTTAGTGGTGGTTGTCATTTCAGGATGTTCATGTTCAATTGTACAATTACTATGTGTATTATCTTCACATATATTATTAAATCCATATGGCATGCCGTTATATCCGAATGATATAACTTGATTTTCCTTCACTATAATGCAACCTACCTTTCTTCTCATAGCATAGCTGAGTTGCGCAAATTGATATGCAACTTGCATATATACTGTTTCGATTTCAATTCTAGGCATATTTTTACTGTTATTAATGTAATAAAAAAGTCTATATGTTGTTAATTATATATAGACTTTTTATTTAGTAGATTTTTAAATTATTATGATTGCTCTTCTACGAATTCAGCAATATCCTTTGCCTGTAGCATCTCAACTGACGGATTAATCTACGTCGTCAGTGTCGACTGCATGTTTCATTTCTTTTACTTCATTCATTTTCTTAGAGTAAGCCTCTGACATTCTATTTAAACAAGCTTCGTATGCCTCTGTTTCCATGTCTTCTTTCATTTGAGTCAAGCAACTTGATGATAAACCTGCGACTAATGATGCATTTTCAATCATATACGTTTCTATAGTATGATCGTCATGCGCATCTTCCTGATACATTTTTGCCTCAGATAACATTGCCTCATAACACTTCTCTAGCATTTCTGAAACGGGAATAACTTTATCTTCTACCTTTGCATTAAGATCAGCTTCTCCTTCTTCATTGATTATCGATTCAACTACCACGGTGTCTTCCACCTTTTTTAAATTTACATTTACTGTTTCTGAAACAAAAGTTTCAAATGATTTAATACTTGCCATAATTATTTTATTTTATTTTATATATCTTTTTTTAAATAAGAGAAACTATTCGGTATAATATATTTAGATATTTTAAAAAAATAAATAAGAAAAAAAATAGCTGAACCTCCTGGTAGGATAAATATCATAACTAACAACATCGTCTTTAACATATTCTTTAGTTGATTTGACACCTGGTTTTTTTCAACTAGAGATAATTTAGTATTATTTAGGAACGATGTATTAACTAATGTTAATACCTTTACGGTTTCAATCCATTCATTATTTAGTGCTCTTGTAAAAAGTATAGTATTTGTTTTTAATTTAACAAAGGATTCATTCACTGTTTTTATATGTTTAGGATATATATTACCATTTTGAATCACTAATAAATTGTTTGTGATATTTTATTAAAGCTAATTCCTTTGCCTTGGCCTCTATCTCAATATCTAATGACATACCGTAAGTTTCAATATGATCATACAAATAATCAGCATGAGCCCTTAGGATTGATGTAGTATCCTCATATAATTGCTTAGATGAGGAGTAGTGACATAATTGTCTTATGCCATTAGGCCATGTTAATGATGCTAATTTAAGACCTTCTTCTTCGGAAATAACATCATCATAGCAAAAATGGTGATGATAATCGAATGTAATCGGTGTGCCACATAGCTCATAAATTTCATAAAGATCTTTTACGCCATATTGACTTGGCTTATCATCATTCTCTAAAACTAGACGAGATGTTACATTTACAGGAAGTAGTTTAAAGTTTTTTGCAAATCTTTGAATAGCAGACGCCTTATCACCATAGCTACCACCGACATGTATATTCATAGCAGCATAATGTGTTCTTGGCAAACCCATAAGATCCATAACATTGCCATGTTGTGATAACTCTTGAATTGCACTATCAACTACCTTTTGAGTAGGACTTGCTAGTACATTAAAAGGACCTGGATGGAATGTTAAACGCTGACTTGTTTTCTTCGCATAATCACCTGCTCTTTTTAGTAAAATCTTGATTGCTTCGTAATTTGGAAGATCTGATAAATCATATTCCGAGCTCCATGGAAACATACTTGATGACATTCTATACATTGTAATTCCTTGTGCATAATTCCATTCTAATATCTTAATCATATCAGTTAAATTTGCCTCTGCCAATTCACTTGCATATTTAATTCCCTTTGCTTCGAATGTTCTTTTAATCATTCCTCTTCCTATCTTAACACCTGTTTTATCTAATGTTAAATTAATACAACAATATCCGAAATCTGCACTCATCCTTTTATTTTTTTGTGTTTTTATCATATGTAAATATAATCAATATATAAGTTTTTTGAAAATTTAATGTGTTAATTTTTTGTTAAATTAGTTAGAGGATAAAAAAGCTCTTATACTTATTAAGGCTCGCTCGGCTGAATATGCCTCCTTTGCAGTTAAAATTTCTATATCTTGAAATAATAATCCTCTACCAACATTAACAAATATAGTTCCTCCTATATGATCAATCGATTCAATTCGATAAACAATAGAAGTATCTAATGCTACTATATAATTTGTGTCTATTAACCTCTCGATTCTCTCTTCAATTGACATCATTAATTTATTTTTTACTCTTTATTTTTATAATGTAGGCATTCCAACATTATGTATTAATTGACAATAAAACTGTAAGGCACGTATACTAGTTGAGTCGGCGCGTCCAAATGCGTTTCTAAGATCATTATTTACAACTGCCTGTACAAAACCACCTCCAGCATATCCGATTTCCCATTTAGTACATAATATAGAAGTGCCTACATCGATGATGTGATTTGTCTGGAGTTCGGTAATTCTGTTTAACCCTACATATTCCTTGTTTTTGGATAAATAATCCGATACTACTTCTCTTATTTTTTCTATTTTTGCTAAAATAGAAATTTGTGTTGTATTGTTTTCCATGTTTAAATATTTACAGTTTCTATCTTAGAGTATGAATTACATATGTTGTAAATTCTAATTATATTTGAAGCTAATTTGGTTGACAATTGAAGAGCAATTAGCTGAAGGTCTTCGTATAAATATCCATCAAATAAACCATATAGTGAATTTTGAAGATTAAATGAGAGAGAATCTTCAATTTCATCAGAATAATCAATTTCCTTTATGAGTGAGATGATTTCAAATCGAGTATCTTCGCTCATGCTTTCTTGTCTGTTAAATGTTGAATAGTTCATAAATATGGTGTTTAAGATTGATTAATTATTATATATAAATCTAATCAATTTTGGGTTAAGAAAGAAATAATCAGTGTTAAAACTTTGTTAATTTTTGCATTCATATCATAAACATTTCGTTCTTTATAAAAAAATTATTTTTAAAAGTATATGTAAATATAAACAAAAAAACCCCGATTAAAAAACCAGGGTTGTTAAATGCGTGTTAAATTTTTATTTCCAAAAGAGCTGAACACATAGGATGCATATTGCTAACGCTAATGATATTAGCGTTTTAGTTGTTAATCCCTCATTCAGCATGAAATATGTTAAGAAAGTAAATGTAAGCATGCCACATGAAAATCCTATAAATCTACTTGGCCAAACAATCCCACCATAATATTCTGCGATTAATCTGGTTGCGAATATAAACAAATAACTTATAATAGATCCTCCAATCATGGCAACTAAAACAGGATTCCTCTTAAACCATGGCCATATAAATTGACCGTTTGTCTGTATCCATACTAATGATTGTCCGATTATAAAAATAGATATTCCTATTATTAAATTTTTCATTTTTAAAAAAGTGATGAGGTTGAAGTTAACATGTGTGATATAAAACTAGGTCGGTGTACTTTACATGGACCTAATGTCTTAATGGCATTAATATGAGCTGAAGTTCCATATCCTTTATTCGAGTTCCAACCATATCCTGGATTTTCAATATCTAATTGTTTCATCATACTGTCTCTTTCTGTTTTTGCTAAAATACTGGCTGCTGCTATTGAAATATATTTATTGTCTCCTCCTACTATTGTCTCAAATGGCTTTCCTTCAAATCCATGAAATTGATCTCCGTCTACTAGTATAAAATCGAATTTTACTTTTTTCTGAACTTCTTCTAAACATTTCTGCATTCCTCTTAAGGTTGCTCTTAAAATATTAGTTGATTCTATTTCATCGGGGTATATGTGTTCAATATGATATGCGATTGCATTTTCTTCTACTATTAATCGAGCGGTTTTGCGCTGTTGTTCGTTTAATAATTTTGAATCTTTAATCAATAAATTTTCAAATCCAAATGGCATAATACATGCCGATACAGTTACAGGCCCTGACAGAGCGCCTCTTCCTGCCTCATCAAGTCCTATTTCTATAATCGAAGAATCTCCTGAATAGGAATGTTTAAGTAGTATATTTCTAGTTTCCATCTATATGTTTTATATAAGTTATATAGATGGATAGTAGAATGTTTCTTTATTTATTTGGATTTTCAAGCTTCCATTTATCATATCGCTTAACAACATCTTGTAAAATTTTTGCTCTTACGATATCTTTAATTTCGAATTGATGATGGCCTACTCCATTTATACCTTCCATTAATTTAATAAATCCAGGTAAACCTGCATTTGCTTTAGGAATATCGTATTGACTAATATCTCCACTCACTAAAACCTTTGAAGTTTTACCCATTCTCGTAACAAAGAGAGTTAATTGAGAAAATGATGCATTTTGTGCTTCATCTAGAATCATAAATGAGTCATCGAATGTATCTCCTCGCATAAATGCAAGCGGTTTAAATTCAATTATTCCATTGTGGATTAAACTCTCAGTTAATTCATTACCAACAATTTTTTTAAAATTAGAAATATATGATTGCATATATGGATCTATTTTATCTGCAATATCTCCTGGTAAAAATCCTAATTTTTCACCGGATTCTTGTATTGGTTTACAAAGAATTATTTTTTTTACTTTTTTTTCTGCAAGTAACATCAATGAAGAGTAGCATGCTGTAAATGTTTTTGAAGTTCCAGCAGGACCTGAACAAAATGTGATTTGATTTTTTAAAATCTGTTGGACGTATTCTCGTTGGCTATCTTTTAAATTGACGCCTTTGATGTCATCTAATTTAACCGATATTCTTTTAACACCAGACGGTGATTCCGAAGTAGTCTTCTTTTGTTGCATGGTTATGGTATATTTAATCGCCTGTCATTATTACCAGGTCTTTTAGTTTTTTTAAGATATCACATTTTTCGTATTCTTCGATTTCTATAAAATAAGCAAGCAG